AAGGTAGCCAATCAGTGGCCATTGGATACCAGGCTGGTGCTACCACACAAGGCACCTTCGCAGTGGCCGTTGGTTATAATGCTGGTCGAAACTCACAAGCCAACAACTCAATCATATTAAATGCTACTGGAGCCAACTTAGATCAAACCACAGCCAACACATTCACTGTGGCACCAGTTCGCAATGATACTGCCAACGTTGGAGAAGTGGTATTCTACAACACCACCAGCAAAGAAGTCACCTACGGCAATATCATAAGTGTAGCTGGTAATATCACCGGCAATGTATTCATCGGTAACGGCGCCGGACTTACCAATATCAATGCTAGTAATATTACTGGTGCGTATAATAACACTAACGTATCTAGTTTCTTGGCGGCATTTGGTTCAAATACAATTTCAACCAGTGGCACAATTAATTCTGGTAACATTACCGGTGGTAATTTATTAACATCTGGCATAATGAGTTCAACTGGTAATGTAACTGGCGGAAATATTCGTACAGCAGGATCAATAAGTGCTACAGGTAACATCACTGGTGGCAACATCAGCACTGGCATCATCACACTCACCAACGGTGCAGTGATTCGAGACACCACAGGTAATGCCGTGGCCGTTGGCTCGGGTGCTGGATTCGCAGGCCAAAGTGAGAATGCCGTGGCCATTGGTTCTAGTGCTGGTTCAAACACACAAGGACAATACGCAGTGGCAGTTGGTACTAGTGCTGGTCGAATCACACAAGGACAATACGCAGTGGCAGTTGGTCCTAGTGCCGGTTTTACTGGACAAGGTGAATACGCAGTGGCCGTTGGTTTTCTGGCTGGTGTTACCACACAAGGTGAATACGCAGTGGCCGTTGGTTATAATGCTGGTCGAAACTCACAAGCCAACAACTCAATCATATTAAATGCTACTGGAGCCAACTTAGATCAAACCACAACCAACACATTCACAGTGGCACCAGTTCGCAATGATACTTCAAATATTTCTCAAGTGGTATTCTACAACACCACCAGCAAAGAAGTTACGTATGGCAATGTCATAAGTGTGGCTGGTAACATCACCGGCAACTATATTTTAGGCAATGGATCACAATTAACCGGCGTTAGTACCACATCAAGCAATATTAACAACGGCACCAGTAACGTCACAGTAGTAAGTTCTGGTGGCAACATCACAGTGGGTGTGGGTGGAACAGCCAACGTGGCAATATTTGCCACAACAGGTGTTAGTGTATTAGGCACTATTGTTGGCAACGGTAATGTAACTGGCGGTAATATATTAACAGCTGGATTAATAAGTGCCACCGCCAATGTTACAGGCGGTAATATATTCACCACAGGCTCAGGCGGTGATATTGTCCTGACTGGCGGCAGCATCACTGGTGCTCGTATCGTTACAACAACTCCAACTGCCCTGGTCAACTTGACTGCTGTGGCTGGCGGCCGTGCGTTTATCAATAATGCCAATTTGGTGGCTGCGGGCAACTTTGGAAACCAGGTTGGCTCGGGTGGATCAAATGTAGTGCCGGTGTGGTCAAATGGCACCAACTGGTACATAGGCTAAACAATAACCGCTATCAAAATAGCAAACGGAATCACAGTCGGAGCAGGTGGGGCTGGCTATACACTTGACGAGGCAAGCTAACTAGATATTAAAATTAAATTTTAAGCCATTCGGCGTAGATTCTATTGTTGGTGTCCCAGGAAACTTCTAACAACTTATAACCAAATTTATCTGTTAGTCGTATATGCTCGTCAAAAGACCAAGGGTAAAAAGGAATATCCTCGCACTCTTGATTACCATGATCCTTGCGCCCAGGATTACAGCGCCAGTATATACGTGATCCTATTCCGTTTAATAATTTGTCCACCAACCCAATTTGATGCTCGATATCTTCAGCTGTGCCAAAGTTAATAGATCCTAAACAAAATGCCACATCAAACTTAGTATCATGTTGTTGAACATAGTCTTCTAAACTTAGTTGAAAATCTGCTTCAGGGAAAGCTGGGTCAATACCTATTAAGTTTGGTATTTTACCCCGAAACGGATTAATCCCACAACCAATGTCAATAACTGATTCTTTTTGGTGTACTTGATTGATTAATGCGTATCCAGTTTTATTGTATTGGTCAAAACCGCGGTCGCGATTACGCCAAGCGGTACTAAAATAATTATTAAGGTGTTGTTGATCTAGCATAAATTATATTTACATCAAGAAGAAACCATGAAAAAATTATTACTCGCATTACTACTGATTCCCATATTGGCATTTGCTTGGGAACCTACCAAACCTATTACAGTTATTGTTGGATTTGCTCCTGGATCTGGAAATGAACTAGCATTTAGACAAGTCAGTTCAATTGTTCAAAAAAATAATCCTAAAGTTAACTTTATTGTTGAAAACAAACCAGGCGCTGATGCGGTGATCGCACAAAATTATATGCTTACAGTTCCTGCTGATGGATATACTGTTAGTGTACCCAGTCACATGAGTTTATTTGTAACTAACGATATTTGGCAAAAAGACGTTAAAAAATTTAAATGGGATACATTTACAAATGTTGCAACATTAGGAAAAAGTCCATTAGTGTTGGTAGTGAACAGTCGTAGCCCCGTCGACACACCTGAAATGTTTAAAGGTCTAGTTAAAATGGGATATCGTCCTGTAAATATTGCTATCGGCGGCGGGGCGCATCAAATGGCCTACGAATACATAATGAATCAAGTCGGATCTAATGATCAAGTTCAAATGATCAAGTATCAAGGTCCGTTACAAGCAGTGACAGCAGTGGCAGGCGATCAAACAGAATTTGGAATTATGCCTATAGCCGTGGCAAGACCATTAATAGAAGCTGGCAAAGTTAAAGTTATTGGATTAACCACTGATAAAAAATTAGATAATTATCCGTTGCTAAATCAAGCATTTCCAGGCATAGAAGTATATGCTGGCTGGATGGTATCATTGCCACCTAATACTCCGCAGGATATTATTGATTGGTATCAAAAAGAATTTAGTCTTGCTATTAAAAGCCAGGAATATAGACAGTGGGCAAAACAAAATCAAATATTAGTTGTTGATAATGAGCTTAGTCCCGCTGGCACTTTAAACTATGGCAAAAAATTAAGATCTACATTTACTTCTATTATAAACAATAATAATTTATCAAAATGAAGTATATCTTTATGGCCGGTGCCCCGGGCTCAAAATGGAGCTCAGTAAGCAAAAACATTTATTTTAGCCCTAGTATTGATCGTAGCGATTCCAGCCCAGATCGAGAATACTATCAAGATGCTCCAAGTAAATTGCAATTAATGCACACAGGCGCATATTTTGATCCTGGAATGGAATTTGGCGATTTTTTTGATAAATTAGATCAACACACCAAAGAAGAATGTGAAGCTGAATTTGATCGACCGTTTACTGGCCAAGGTGTGCGTATTATTAAAAGCCATGTTTTTTCACATCATATCGATTATATCAAAAAAACTTGGCCCGATTGCCCTATTATTTTAATACATAGAGATAGTGATGCTTGTTTAGGTTGGTGGGTGCGTAGTGGCCATTTTAATATTACCTATCCTAACTACAACAAATATTATAAAGATTTAAAAAATATGGCCCAAGAAATTGATGCTCAAAATAAAGATATTTTGACCGCTTGGAATAATTACACAGGCACAGAACCAGAAACAAATATGTCTTTAGCGTATACTTTGGGTATATATGGGCCGCCCGATGGTAATTTACAAAATTATAAAAAATTAAACATAAAGGTAAAAGTAATATGAATAGTATCATGTTAATATTACTAAATTTGACCCGACTCAACCGATAACGCTGGGCATAACCCTAGAATTATACAGAAATAACTGGGGTTATAACTGAGCATATTACAACGCTAGATTTAGCTAAATAGTAGATCAAGGAGTAAATCTACTATGGCGATTTCGCAAGAACAATTACAACAAATTTTACCTGGTAATCCTTACTTGGATCAGTGGTGCGAAGCATTGAATAAAATCCTTCCTGACTATGATATCAACACACCACAGCGCGAAGCAGCTTTCCTAGCACAATGCGCTCACGAGTCGGGTAATTTTACAGCACTACACGAAAATTTAAACTATCGTGCGGCTACACTACGCAAAGTATTTCCTAAATATTTTCCAACAGACGCTATCGCTGAACAATATGCGTCACAGCCTAACAAAGCTGAACTAATTGCTAATCGTGTGTATGCCAATCGCATGGGCAATGGTGACGAAGCAAGTGGTGATGGTTATCGCTATTGTGGCCGTGGCTTAATTCAATTAACTGGTAAAAATAATTATCAAGCGTTTGCTGATAGTGTAGAAATGAATGTAGAAGACGTTCCAGCTTTCTTAGAAACATTCGAGGGTGCTGTGCAAAGTGCCTGCTGGTTTTGGGAAACAAACAATTTAAATCAATATGCAGATAGCGGCGATATTTTAACAATGACAAAAAGAATTAATGGTGGCACGATTGGATTAGAAGATCGTATCAAGCATTACGAACACGCTAAACACGTACTGGGGGCCTAATGTTTTTACTACACTTTTTACCTGATTGGTTGCTGTCTGGTTTTGTCAACACTATTTTAGTAGTGGGCGCAATATTGACGGTGTTAAGTTATTTTACTAGTTGGATTCCGTTTATTACACAATATCGAGTACCAGCACAAGTTATTGGACTTGTTTTATTAACTGGTGGCGTTTACTTCAAAGGCGGTCAAGCCGCTGAATTACAATGGCGCGGTCGTGTAGCGGAGCTTGAACAAAAAATTGAGTTGGCTGAACAGAAAAGCAAAGATGCGGCACAACGTCTTAACGATGAAGTTAAGCGCAACAAAGCCACAGTCAAAGCAAACACCGCCGCTGTTAAACAAGACATTGCTCGCGATGCTATTCAGTTAGATAGTGAATGCCGTGTAAGTGATTCAGCTATTACTATCCACAACAATGCGGCAGCAAATAAAACTAAGGTGACAAAATGAAAAAATTAATTGCCTTTGCATTTATTCTATTGATAGGTTGTACAAGTGCGCCTGTTAAAATACAGTTTCCTACTGTGCCAGAAGAGTTAACAAAGTCTTGCGGCGATTTACAATTAGTGAAAGAAGACAATCATCAGTTTAGCAATTTCTTAAATGTTGTAGTTGACAACTATGGCACTTACTACGAGTGTAAGATTCAAGCCGATGCCTGGCAACGCTGGTACGAAGAACAAAAGAAAATTTTCAACGAGGCATTTAAATGACATTTTCTAGTTTTATGAATTATTTTACCGCTGACAATACCATGGAAATGATATTGGCAGGATTAATATTATTAATCCTAATATCTTTAATTCGTGTAAGTCGCAATCCAGCAAACACTATGCATCTTACTGATTTGATAACAGTTCATGGAAGACTAGATGAAAAGAAATTTAGTCGGTTTGGCGCTTGGATTGTTAGCACCTGGGGATTTATCTATATTATAGTTAATAATCCTACACAGTTTCCAGAATGGTATTTCCTTGGTTACATGACTGTATGGGTCAGTAATGCTATCATGGGCAAATATGTTAGTACTATGAATCCTGTAAATCCCACACAGCCTCCGCAGAAAGAATTATAATGCGTAAACTACTATTACTTGCGATAGTAGCACTATTGCCAGGTTGTGCGTTATACGATGCTTATATGTTAACTGGGTTTGATCCTAACGAATATTTAATTATTACACAAATTCGCACAGATGCTGGCTTATATAAAAAACAATGTAATAATCACTTATTAGCTTCTACTAACGCTGTTGCTATCTCCAATAAAACAGATTTGTTTCAAAATTACAACGAACAAATTCCGCACAACGAAAACGGTATTAAAGCTAGTAAAAGTTTAAATGAAATCGCCCAAGGATTAGCTAATGCTTACATAGATCCTAAAAGCGAACCAAGTGCATTATTTTGTAAGTTAAAATACAATAGCATTGAAAACTCAGCTGTAGTTATTCAACACGTCGTTGGAAAAAGACCTAGATAAGGAAACAACATGTACTTAGATCAATTACAACAACAATTAGCAGATTTAACCAACTGTGGAGATCCAGTGTTTGCCCAAGCAGCAGACAACATTCAACAGATAGTAGAAGCCGCTAAAGCAGGGCAGTTGCCCCCAGCAGAATTAAAAGAAATATTGCTAGATCAACAGCGTCAATTGAGCATTATTGACGAGATGAGCCAGCTTTCTTTGAAAGAACAGTTAAATACAGTACTAACAGGACTGATCAAAATAATATCAGCCGTTTAAAAGCAGTAAAGTAGTACATTATAATAATAATAATAAAAATAAGGAGCTATAATGTCTGAAGAAGTAAAGATGTCTGCTAGTGAGCAGAAAAAAGAAGATTGGATGAATTCAAAATGGCGTCCAATGATGGGGTGGATGTATATGTTAGTATGTACAATGGATTTCGTAGTATTTCCAATCTTATGGAGTTTAATACAATCATTAAGTCACGGCAATGTAGCAACACAATGGAGCCCTGTGACATTACAAGGCGCTGGATTATTCCATATGGCCATGGGTGCTGTTATTGGTGTTGCGGCATTTGGTCGCACACAAGAAAAATTAGCCGGCAAAGCAAATGACAATAGTATACCGCCAAGTTTTGGCGCACAGGCGGTACCTACATTTGGTAGCAGTCCTGCTCCGTCGTTTGGAGCGCCAAGTGCGCCGCCACCAAGTTTTGATAGTAAACCAGCGGGACCTGGTCCAACATCGTTCCCGGCATTATAACCTAAGGAGAATTACCATGTTAGAAACATTATTTTGGATCGCAGTAGGAGCATTTGTAGGTTGGAATTTACCACAACCTGATTTCGCTAAAAGCATTCAGGCAAAAATTTTAGGCCTGTTAAAAGGAAAATAATATGCCGTTTTTTAATTTAGTATTTTGGTCGGCATTTGCGGTATTGGTAGCATTATCATTACCGCAAAAAGCACACGCAGAAGCAGTTATGAAAAAAGTTTGCCATGAAGTAAACGGTAAACAAGTGTGTAAGAATGTTAAAGTACATAAAAAAGTTGAAGGTACCAAAGTTCCACAAAAAGCTCCTGTTCAACCAAAACAGAAAAAATAATTGCGTACACTGGTGTAAGATAGTATAATTACTATTATGACTGATTATTATTCAACATTAGGGGTTCAGCGTAACGCTACGCCCGACGAAATCAAAAAGGCTTATCGCAAACTAGCGGGTCAACATCATCCGGATAAAGAAGGTGGTGATAAACTTAAATTTCAAGAAATCCAAAAAGCATACGAAATATTAGGTGATGACGGTAAACGTTCCCAGTACGACCGCCCACAACCACAGGGCTTCCATTTTGAATTTAATGGAGCACCCAACGGCGGGTTTGATTTTAATAATATTTTTAGTATGTTTGGGCAACAATTTCAACAAGGCGGACCGCAAGGTGGCCCACAACCTGGACGTGGCCCTCGCCAACAGTTTACTCGTATGAGTTTATGGGTTACATTACAGGATATAGCATCTGGTGGTAAACGCCCTGTTAACGTAGGCACACAACATGGCACATCAACTATTGAAATTGAAATTCCGTTGGGCATTAACGATGGCGATAATGTTCAGTATGCTGGCATTGGACCTGGCGGCACTGATTTAATTGTAAACTTCCGAATACACAATAATCCTAAGTGGCACCGCAACGGATTAAATTTAACTACCGATCATCAAATTAGTATTTGGGACTGTTTAGTAGGCGGAGAAACTGAAATTAAAGATGTATTAAATAATCCTATTTCAATTACAATTCCTCCGTGTTCGCAACCAGGCGGACTGCTACGCTTAAAAGGCAGAGGATTAGCACAACGGCAAGGAGCACCCGGAGATTTATTAGTTAGATTACAAGCTCGTATGCCGTCATCAATCAATCCAGAATTAAGTGAGCTTATCAAACAAGAGCAGAAAAAATAGCCATAATAGTTGTATTTGTCTTAAACATACTATATACTGTAATAGTACCAAACAAAGGAAGCTATGAATCACAATCACGAAATTGAACAAATTGTTGCACAGGCAGTTAAATTGGCAAAAGAACGCCATCACGAATATGTACTGACCGAACACGTATTGTTAGCATTAATACGTCATGTTCCATTTAAGAAAGTTATGGAAACTTTTGGCACTAATGTTGATTTATTGGAGTTGGAGCTTGATGCTTACTTACACAGTTTGGCAAGTTTAGTTACTAACAAAAAAGATTATCAACCACGCAAAACAAATGCTCTTGAGCGTTGTTTTAATCGCGCTATGACACAAGTATTATTTACTGGCCGCCGTTCGATGACTACTGGCGATTTATATCTTGCTATGATGAGCGAAACAAATAGTCACGCACAATACTTCTTATTAAAATATGGTGTTAAGAAAGTTGAGTTTTATGATTACTGGCAGGCCAACTACAAACACGATTCTGTTACGCTAACAGATAGTCAAGCAGATGATATTCTTAACGAGTATTGTACTAATTTAACTAAGTTAGCCGCAGAAGATCGCTTAGAGCCAATGATTGGCCGTAGTGATGAACTGGACGAAATGATTACTGTATTAGCCCGTAAGTTCAAAGCTAATGTGTTAATGGTAGGGGATCCCGGCGTGGGGAAAACTGCGATTGTGGAAGGATTGGCTCAAGAGATTGTACACAATCGTGTTCCTAAGTTCCTTATTGCTCACGAAGTATGGGGTCTTGAGATTGGCTCGTTACTTGCTGGTAGTAAATATCGCGGCGAGTTTGAAGAGAAATTTAAACAAGTTATCGGAGCATTAGAAGCCAAGAAAAATTGTATTTTGTTTATTGACGAAGCACACACTATGAAGGGTGCTGGAGCAAGTACACAAAGTACATTGGACTTTGCTAATATGTTAAAGCCTGCTATTACTAAAGGCAAGTTAAAGATTGTAGCAAGTACCACCTGGGAAGAATACTACGAGTCCTTTGAAAAGGATCGTGCGTTAATGCGTCGCTTCCATCGTGTGGCTATTGATGAGCCAACTCCAGAAGTTACAGAACAAATCCTTATTGGATTAAGCCCACGTCTCGAACAGTTCCACAATGTATTAATTGAAACAGAAGCTATCCAAGCGGCTGTAGAGTTGTCTGGACGTTATATACACGACCGTAAAAATCCAGATAAGAGCATTGACCTTATTGATGGTGCTTGTGCTAAAGAACGAGTAAAAGACCAAGGCACAGTTACTATTACTAAAGATTTAATTATGGCACAAATTAGTCGTGTTACTGATGTTCCCATGGACAGACTACAAAACGAAAACTCTGCTAACATTATAGAGCTTGAAAGTAATATTAAAGAAAAACTATACGGACAAGATGATGCTGTAGATAGCGTACTTGAGCGAGTATACATTAACTTCTCGGGCATTGGTAATGATTCCCGGCCTATCGCATCGTTCTTATTCCTTGGCCCAACAGGTACGGGTAAAACTGAACTTGCTAAGTTATTGGCCAAGAACTTAGATATGAATTTGTTAAAGTACGATATGTCTGAATATCAAGAAAAACATACAGTTAGTAGTTTGATTGGTGCTCCTCCAGGATATGTAGGCTTCGAAGATGGCAACATTGGTGGCGGCAAACTTATCTCCGATGTGTCTAAGAACCCATACTCTATCTTATTGTTTGACGAGATTGAAAAAGCTCACCCAGATGTTGTTAACATTATGCTACAAATGTTAGATGAAGCCCGTATTACTTCAGCCAACGGTAAAACAGTAAATCTTAAAAACTGTATTATTATTATGACATCAAACTTGGGTGCTCGTGATAACGAAAATAACAACATTGGCTTTGGACAAGATTTAGAAAAAACAGGTTCAGAAGAAAAAGCAATGAAGGACTTTTTCAAGCCTGAACTACGCAATCGTATTGATCAAATTTGCCGTTTTAAGAAACTTGACACACTTGCTATTAAGAAAGTTGTACTCAAGTTTGTTGATCAATTACAGTCAAGTTTAAATAACAAAAATATTAGACTTAACTTAGCTGAGTCGGTTATTGATATGTTAGCTGATAAAGGATATGATAATAAAATGGGTGCTCGCCCACTTGGTCGTAAGATTGACGAACTTATTCGTGTACCATTAAGTAAAAAAATCCTGTTTGAGCGATTAGCTGATTGTAATATAAATGCTATTATGATTGACGACAAAATTGATTTTACAATCATACCTACTGAGCCACTTCCAACAGTAGATAGCAACGGAATTATTGTACTTGGTAATGCCGCCCCTCAAGTTTAAACCTGTTGTAAAAGATCGACTCTTTTACGACAATTATCGATACTGTATGTCCTTTTACTTGGCAGAGGTCAGTGCCTTGAAAACACTTGATCACGCATATATAAATGTCATTATCGATAGGCGTAAACTTTGGCGGGAAGTGGCACATCAACGAATAGGTGGTGGAGTAAATGTTAAATCACGGCAAACTATTGTTAGTCGTCGATGGAAAGAGATTACCGACGACACAGTTGAAGATTTACATGAACTGGCCGACATCTTAATTAAAACATCAATAGACCATAAATTTGTTACTTCAGTTAACCACGCTTATGTTTATACTAATAATATTACGCTGTTTAAAAGAATAGTTAAGTTAACCAATATACAGGATATAGGCTATTCAGAAGCAGTAATAAATCGCCCTAAAGATACTATTAAGTTAGCTAACCCCAAATATCCATATAGGAGTTATCTCAAAAGTGTTAAATTAAGTCCCAAAGAAAAAGAAAATATTATTAACTTCTTTAGTAATCAACAAGATTATATGCGAATCAGCCCGGCGTTAGTTAAATGGTTACTTACCCCTTATCACAGAACGCAAGACTACTTTTTTATAGATTATGACAACGAAAGCTGGTTAGTAATGTTAGGGCTAGTAAAACCTGGATTAATACGAAAAACTGTCAACATTATTTCGGCATAAATAATGTACTATGACAACTTTCACAAACGAACTGTTATTGCCAACTACATTATACGGTTCCCCATCAGGTAACTACAACGGAACTACACCAGATTTTATTGGTAATTCTGTTCCGGCTGCTAATTTCTACAACGGACAAGGTGCAGCACAAACTGTTTTAATTCAAACTACTAGTTTTGTTGGAGTTATTACATTAGAAGCTAGTTTAAACGACTGGCATGAGCAAGCCATGTGGTTTGAAATTGGAACTTATGGCAATGCTAGTGTTCCTACTACTAACACAGAAGCTATCAACATAGTTGGTAATTTTGCGTGGATTCGTGCCAACGTAACTGCGTTTACTGGTGGCACAATTAATTCAGCAAGTGTAGTTTATTAAAATGCGTACCATTGTCATTTATCCAGGTCGCTTCCAGCCCGGTCATAAAGGGCATAAATCCTCTTATGATTATCTAGCCAATAAATTTGGTGCTGAAAATGTATATGTTGCTACATCTAATGTTACAGCACCTGTAACTAATCCGTTTAGTTTTGCTGATAAAGTTCAAATGCTTAGTAAATTAGATATTCCTAGTAGTCATATCATACAAGTACGCAATCCTTATCAAGCAGAAGAAATTACTAAAGATATTCCTGATCCAGAACATACGGCACTTATATTTGCTGTATCTGAAAAAGATATGGGAGAAACCCCACGCTTTAAATTTGGTATCAAGAAAAACGGTGAGCCCAGTTATATGCAACCTTACCCCAAAGAAGGCAAGAAACTACAACCGTTAACTAAACACGCTTATGTCATGGTTACTCCGACTACTACATTTAAAGTACGCGGAGCAGATGCTAGTTCTGCTACGGCAATACGCAATATGTATGTGGCTGGAAATGATGCCGATCACAAACAAATTATACACGATTTATATGGTGTTGATGATTCAGCCCTACAAGACTTATTTGACAAAAAATTAGGTGTAGCACAAAAAACTAAAGATGCTATATTACAAGAACCTCCTATGGATAGTAATGTAATGGACACTCCTGCTCCGATACAGCGTGAAAGCGCAGAACGCAAGAAAAAACTAACAAAATTGCTGGAATCAACTATGATAGCTGAGCGCAAAGCCGCATATTGCTATCGCTCTTTTGACGAAGATTTAATCCCAAACTATATTGCGGAAACAGACAAAAAAGTATATTATTAATATTCCAGGCTCTGAAAATTTTACCGGTGATTGTAACTCCAGTAAATATTAGCAGACAACAACGTAAAGGAATATTATGTCAGAACAACAAACAGCAGTAGCACCTCAAGCAACACCAACTACAGAGGCTCCAGCTGCTCCAGCTGCTCCGCAACAAGGCCAAGTACAAGTCAATATTGACTATTTAAAAACCACTCGCGTTCACATCTGTATGCCATGTTATGGTGGAATGTTAACAGAATCAACTTTCATGTCCTATATTAAATGGGCTAATACAGCACGTCAAATGGGCATTGATTGGACAATGGAAACTATGACTAATGAGTCACTTATTTCCCGTGCTCGTAACACACTTACAGCCAAATTCCTTTCTAACCCAGATTCCACACACTTAATGTTTATTGATGCTGATATTGGTTGGGAGCCATGGCATTTATTAGTATTGCTTAATCGCGACGTTGATGTTATTGGCGGACTATACCCAATGAAATCTCTTCCAGTTAAATGGTGTGTAAACGGATTCGAGGGCGCAGAAGAAGGCCCAGATGGCTTACAAGAAGTTACTAAAACAGGCACAGGTTTCTTGTTAATGAAACGTGGTGTATTTGAGAAGTTAAATGCCCACCCAGCAGTTAAACCTTTTAACTCTGACATTGGTTTACCACCAGAATTAAATGTATACATGAAGACATACTTTGATACAGCAGTTCGTGAGAACCGTTATTATTCAGAGGACTGGACATTCTGTGAAAACTGGCGTGATATCGGCGGTAAAGTTTGGGTAGACAAACGAGTACTTTTACGCCACACAGGCACATACGTATTTGACTTTGCTACACAAGATCAACTATACAAAGACTTACACGCATTAGCTATGACTAACCAACAAGCGGCTCAACAAGTAGCACTAGCTGCTGGCACTGGCACAACTGCCGCTCCAGCAATGGCAGCTCCTGTAGATGTTCCTGCTGTTACTGCTCCTAAGGTAGTAGCCAGCAGTAAAAAGAAGAAAAAATAAACTGAGTAGTTTATAAACGGGCAATAAGCCGCTAGAGCAATCTAAGCGGCTTTTTGTTTTCCGCTAAATATAGTAATGAACATTGAGCAACTAGAATCTTTCAATTTATCCGATGCTGTAAAGTTTCACGATAAACTTAACCCTTTGCTGTGGGATAATAGGGAAAACTTACATCCTGAAATTAAGGAACAGTTATTGGCTATTGCCGCGGATTTTGGCGATTATATTGGCGTTGATAATTTAAATTTAAAAGACATAACAATATCGGGTAGTAATGCCGCTTTTTCATATACTCCACATTCTGACATAGATTTACATTTAATTGTAGATTTAGGCGATGAAGAACACAAAGACATCTTCCGCGAATTGTTTGATGCTAAGAAGTCGATCTACAACACAGAACACAAAATTACCATCAAAGGCATTCCTGTTGAACTATATGTACAGGATGCTAACCAAGCACATCACAGTCAGGGCGTTTATAGCATTTTAAACAATGCTTGGTTAGAAATTCCTCGACGTCGTCATGCTGATATTGATGACATGAGCGTTCGTAGCAAATACAAAGATTTAAGTAAGCGTATTAGAGCAGCTATTAAATCCAAATCCGTTGAGCAAATGAATGCTGTTATGGAAAAGATCAGAGATATCCGTGGGGCAGGTCTAGCCAGTCACGGTGAGTTTGGTGCCGAAAATTTGGCATTTAAATTATTACGCAACAAGGGCGATTTGAAACGACTACAAAATGCTCGCAAGGCAGCCAAAAGTGCAGAGTTAAGTTTGAAAGAGCGTATTCGCCCTCCAGTTAATTATGGTTACGGGCAAGACTATTTAGATGAAGTAGGACTAACTCCAGATGGTACTAACCCAAGCACTTGCGAGTTTACCAATGAACAACAGTTGGACGAAGTTGGTTTAACTCCAGATGGCACTAACCCAAGTACTTCACAATTTACTAATGAAGGTGGCAAAACAGACAGCGATATAATAAATGATTTTGCTCAGTTCTGCGTTACTAATTTAAGATTAGAGTTACCTATTAGACTTAGACTAAAAAAAGATCCAGCTTGGTCCGAACGCAATAAAACATTTGGTCGTTATAATCACGAAACTAATGAACTTGAAGTATCACTAGCAGGTCGCCATTTAATGGATGTACTGCGCACAATCGCACACGAACTTACACATCAACGTCAACATGAGCGTGAAAATGTTCCCGATCATGCCGGTGAAACTGGTAGCGAATATGAAAACGAAGCTAATGCTCGTGCTGGCATACTAATGCGCGAGTATGGTCGTGCTCACCCAGAATTATTTACGGATGCAGATTTAAAAGAAGGATTATTATCTGAATATATTTCTATGGGATCAGATAAAAATTTCCAAGAAGCAGAACCTTATAAAAATTATAAAATATATGTACGGAAAAAACCATTTGGTAATACTGGAATGTATACAGCACATACCGAAATAGATCGTAGAGAATTCGTAGGCAAAGGCACTAGTCAAGAAGAGGCAATTCAAGCAGCTCGTGATAAAATTGATTTTGTGTTAAACGCTCAAAAGAAAGTTACTGGGTCAAGTACAATTGATTTTAATGTTAAATTTGCCACAGATTTATTAGCTGATCCCCGTCAAACATTTTATGCTAAACTTGAAAATATTAATGGCGGACCTAAATTAGTTATTGCCGGTACAGACATTGCGTCTGATCCAGAATTATTGGCTGCTGGCGATTTTAAAAAAAGCTCATTACGAAACAGAGTCGACGATGAAGGACGCTCTACCCCATTGCCGGGTATTCCATTATCTGCTAAAAGTTTAAGAGCTGGACAATGGATAGCCAACGGTAGATATGCTATTGGCAATGAAACAACAGACAGCGATGGTAATCGCATATTTGATTTAACTTATCATAGCACAGCACATACTAAAACTGATAAATTAAGATTAAATCAACCGGCATTTACATTAGGTACAAATCGTGAAATTAGTGAAGCTACAGGATATATTCCCACTGCCGCAGAAGCCGACGATCCACGTTTTGAAATGGCACTTACTGTAGATATACGCCCAGGGGCTATTGGAAAGAACGCTAATAAATTATTGTTAAATACAGACAGTCAAGGACACCCACAAGAGTTACGTGCCGACGGTGTTGTACAACGTATGATGAAAGAATATTTGGAGTTTAAAAATGAAAATTAATGAATTTATGTTTGAAGAGTGGAGCCAGAAGTATAAGAGCAGTATCAACTGTTCACACCCTAAAGGCTTTAGTCAAAAGGCTCATTGTGCTGGTAAGAAAAAGCATAACGAAAGCATTGAGATGGAAATGACCTGTCCTGACTGCGGTATGTGCAAAACACATGGTAGCATTATGGAAATTAAAAAAGGTGCTAAGGATAGCAACGGGTATACTAAGTGTTGGCCAGGACATCATGCCGCAGGCACTAAGAAGGGTAAAAACGGCGGACAAGTACGCAACTGCGTACCTAACGAAAGTATTCAAGAAGCCGGCGATCGTGTAGATCCTCTGCTAATCAAAGCATTGAATCGTATGCCTGATGGTTTAAACAATCACGGCGAAGTACTTAATGCTTGTTACGATGCTTATGCTATGGAATTGGGCCGTATGCAGATGAAATCTAACTATGGAACAACTCATGCGTACATTCCACAACTGATGGATTTGTACAAACAAAAACACGGGTTGACTTTTAAGGAAAACGCTGAGTTGGAAGAAGAGTTTGATCTTATTGAATCAATCATCGATAATCTTGCTCTACGTAATCAAGTGGACGCAGAAGTAATTTGGGAAGATTTAGAATCTTTGTCTGATGACGAATTGTATGTATTTGCTACTACAACTCCAGTTATGGAAGATTGGCAGAAAGCCAATAAGAAGGACAAAACAGACGGCATGAGTCAAAAAGCTGTAAATGCTTACAAGCGTGAACATCCTGGTAGCAAATTAAAAACTGCTGTGACCACTAAACCCAGCAAGTTGAAAAAAGGTGGCAAGGCCAGCAAGCGTAGAAAGAGCTATTGCTCACGCAGTCGAGGTCAAATGAAAATGCACAGTATTAGTTGTGCTAAAACTCCAGACAAGGCCATATGTAAAGCACGTCGTCGTTGGAACTGTGAATGATATTAAATGATTTTACTGTTCCTAAAACAAAGTATAGCAACGAACAATTAGATGCGGTGCTGGTCGAGCTATGTGAAATTATTTTAGAAGGTAAACAAGATAATCCAGACTTTTATGGTTCAGTATCAGCCGCTGTTATTGATCCTAAAGGTAGATTGGTCACAGGATTAAACTACGTGTATGGCGACTATCGCATACACGCAGAACGTGCTGCTATAGACAAGTACGAAGAAGAATACAGCGAACTTCCCAAGGGTAGTATTGTAGTTACTACGCTAAGTCCGTGTTCGGACAGAATGGATAGTCGCTATGAAGAATCCTGTACTGATTTATTAAACAGTAAAGGTGTTAAAGTTGCTTACTGCGGATACAACGATCCTACACAAGAAAATACACAAGACAAATTTGTTACTATTATTACAGAAAATAGTAAGATCAAAAAACTATGCGGTAAATTTGCTGACACATTTTTAAAAAAAGATATTAATGAAAACTTTGCCGATGGCAAGGGTCCAGGCCGTCCAGGGGATAGTCAGCGTCACGGTATCTCAAAAGGTGCTAGTATGTCTGAATTAGAAAAAGCATCGCATAGTAAAGGACGCAAAGGACAGTTGGCTCGCTGGCAGTTGAATATGCGTAGAGGCCATAAAAAATGATCTTACAAGATCTATTTGAAAATAAGTCATTTAATCAATGCTATGCTACTGCTTGTAAGTTATATGACAAAGCAGAAGCTAAAGGATTAGAAGCAAAGTTAGTACAAGTAGCTGGATATAACGGTGATGGCAGTCAAGCCGATCCTAAATGGTTAAAAATACCGCAGACACACTGGCAGCATTATGTCACTATTATAGGTGATACAGTATTAGATCCAACTGCCACACAGTTCGGCCCAGATAAATCAACCAAGTATCCTATTGCTCAATTAAATAGTGACTGGGACAACCAATATCAAATTAAACCAAAAGAGTTAAGCGAAGTGATTTATCATAACAACATAAAGCCTAAAAATCAAGATAGTTCTGGATTAGTAAATCGTGGTGAACCAGTTCCGCAAGGTAAAGAAAAACGCTTACTGGGTAACTTAGTGGGTAAGATAGGAGCTTACGAAGTGTACAAGTGGGACGAAGGTAATGACTCTGCTTACTCTGTATACGATCCTAAAACACGCATTAGTCAAATGACTATTAGCGGGCACAATAAGCCACACTCATTTGAAATTTTTGGTATATACGCTGGACCACAAGCTCCTATTAAAGCCTCTGACTTATATGCTTGGTTAGTCAAGGACCAAGGACTTACTTTAGTAAGTGACAAGTATCAAAGTCCAGGTGGTCAACGAGTATGGCAAGACTTAGAACAACGCTACGGACGCTCTGTAAATGTTTACGCATTTAACATGAAAACCAACAAGCCCATAAACACTGGGGCAGATGACCCTGAATCAACTCACGGACATAGAGGCGACATAGCTCAGAATGTTCGACTAGTAGCCAGCCCCAAATAAAAAACGCTAAATACAGTATGAATAAAACATTCGTACGAGTATTAAGTGACATTGACTGTGATTGGGAAGGATTAAGTCCTATCTATCGTTTGTATGTCAACGACGAATTGTTTTCTGAGCGTACTTGGATTTGGCCCGATAACGCATTACAAGAAATTATACAAGTAGAAGGCCCTCCAGGAGACTATACTTTACGCTATGAGCTAGTTAACCCTCATTTAGCCCAATTTAAAGTGGGTAGTTTATCCACAGATTACGGCCCTGTTGAAATTATCGATAATCTACACTTTAGGATTACAACATGAAATTATATGAAATTGTAGGATTAAAAGAAAACGCATCTGCTGGCTCAACCGGGTCAGGAAGCATAGCAACAGTAGCAGCACCGCTGGGAGCAATACAACGAAGAATACCGCAAGATAGTATGTTTTCAGGTAAATATACTACCGACGCAAATCTGACGCCAAATACGCCAGATTGGATGAAAAAATTTAAACGGAAGAAATAATGTTAGCTGACTTATTAAAAATTTTACTTGCTAGTGATTTTGCTTACTACTTAAAAGCACACTTCTTCCATTTTAATGTAGAAGGAAAAGACTTCTATCAATATCATAAATTCCTACAAAAAGTATACGAAGATGCATATTCTGCTGTCGACCCAATAGGAGAATTTATCCGCACCTTAGATGAATACACGCCCGCTAGCCTTACCAGATTCCATGAACTATCCCGTATTCAAGACCAAACTAAAGTGCCACGTGCACAGCTCATGCTTGAGGAACTATTAGCTGATTCCTATGTTATGGTCGCCCTTCTTAATGAATGTTTTGCGGCTGCTACAGCAGAGAACAAACAAGACATTGCTAATTTTATCGCTGAAAGATTAACTGCTACTAACAAGTATATCTGGATGCTACAAAGTTTTTTGAAAGAAGCTAGAGCATAATATGGACTATGATTTTAGAAGCATTGTTGAAAAGTTAGCTATTCTTGAAGGTCGCATTGACCCGTCAAATAACGAACCTTTGCCTGAAGCAAAGCAAAAGAAACCAGCACTCTTTAACAACTTGAAAAAGAAAGAAGAGTCTGCTATGCCCATGGTCGGCGGTGTTGAGTTTGCTGAAGATAAAATGAAAGAAGACGTGTTAGGTCAAGTTAAAGCAAGTTTAGCTGATTACTTAAAGTCTGCTGAAGAAAATATTAAACAAGATAGCGATTTAATTGCTAAGAAAAAACAAGATTTAGATTTAAAGAAAAAAGAATTAAAAGATTTAGAACTACAAGTTAATCAACACAAAGTTGAAGAAGCTATTCCAATGACATTAGAAGATCATCAGAAGTTAGAAGTAGGTGATAGTATTTGTGTTGTAGGTCCTAATGATCACCAAGGTGAATTTGGTAATATTACAGAGTTTAGTCCAAGTGGTAAGTTTGTGGTTGTCGACCTTGGATACGGTAAAGAAATAAGTATGCACTTGAGTGATATCGAATTCCATGATGATCAAGAAGATGTCGAAGATGATGAGCACGATGCTGTATGGGACTTACAACACGGTAAAGATTTAGATGAAGATCCAAATCAAACTCCGTCACAGGGCGAAGCTCCTGCGGGAATGACAGATCCTACATACGCAGAGTCTGCTCCAGTTAAAACAACTAATGTTGAATGGACATCAGGTGGCGGTAGTGTGTTAGTTGAAATTCACGGCGACGAACGAGATGGATTTTGTATTAAACGTGCTGGTAAAGAATTGCCAACCCGCTTTAAGAGTTTAGAAGAAGCCGAGATAGCATTAGAAATGTTTACAGCAAGACGCAAAGCACAATTAGCAACTGAAGAATCCGCTGACTACATCGACGAGGCTTAACAATGAATTTACACAATTTATTTGCTAAGACCAAAAAGCAATCAACATTCAACTGGTGCGAATTAAGCGAAGACTTATCTATAGCTCAAAAAATGAATATTGCTGAAAATTATTTTATTAATAATAAATTATTGGAATCTGATGATCACGCAATTAAATATTTTACAAATTTAACTTCAGATTCTCCTAAAAAAAATCACAAATATGTTGTAGTACCGCTATTATTAATACAAAATAATGTTCATACGCTAAACACAGAATTGTTATATTTAACATATCTTAAAAAAACTAACGAAGGATTAGTATTTGCTAATGATAAAGGCAAAAATAAAACTTATCCTGAAACCAAAACAACTAAAGGAATTTACAGAACATTTGCATTCAGTAACAATAATTCCTATAACGATTTTAGAAGTAAACTTAGTTTAAAATTTAATATAGATTTACCGCCTGCTGATAATATTTTTAAACAAGATGTTAAAGAAGGTACTATCGACGACCTTGAAGCACGTCGTATTGAAGATTTAAACGCTAAAATGGACGACTTAACTGCTCGTGCCAAAGATACAAGTGATCCAAAATTTAAAGAAGCATTACGCCACGAGTTTGCTCGAGCCAAAGCAGAGCGTGATAGCTATTACAAAATAAATGTAGATGAAGCACCGGGTGCTGAAACTTTAGCACACAATCAAGCTACAGATGCTAGTAACATACAAGCATTAGGGTTAGCAGAAAATGATTTAGAAGAACATGGTGGCGGAGGTGGTGTTCCACGCGAATGGCATAACTTTGTAAAAGCACATCGCACCAACGAAGAAATTGACACAAACTATACATACACAGTTTTTATTGATGGGACTAAAGAAGGCACTTATGGTAGTAAAGAAGAAGCCAAAGCTGTAGTTGCCCGCAAAAAACAACAAGCCCCTGGCAGAGATTATACAATTAGGCCAAAGTCACGCACAAATATGGCAAGTATCAAACGATTCCAAAAAAATAGAGATCGCGAGATTGAAGAAGCAGCTAATCCAGCACAGCAAGCCGCTATTGCTATCAACATGAAAAAGCATCATCAAAAACCTAAAACCGAAACAAGTATGGCCGGAGCATCACATAAGTCAACGGGTCCTAAATTTAGCGGCTACTTAAAAGGAACAGATCCTGCTCCTACTGAATATAGTAACAAGAGCTTTGGTTCTGAAGCTAAAGAAAACCCAATGGGCGAAAAAGAATTGGCATATTTAATTGCTATGGCCAAAGCCGCACATAGCAAATCTTATCCAGAACTACATCAAGGCGACGAGCGCGAAATCAACGGTGACGACCTTGAAGTTGAAGAAGGCATCAACGGCAATATGACTGTTCGCTCATCCCCGTTATCACAACCATTGCGTAAGCGTAACTTTGTAGCAAAAAATGCTATTCAATCAGGTGCTGGTAAACACGCGAATCAATTGAAAAAAGCTGCGGCAGCAGGTCGTCATGCTAAACACAAAGGTCAACCTCTTGATTTAGACGAAGGCGATAACTTTTTAACTTGGGCGGTTCGCAACGGTTATAATCTTAACAAGCCAGCTGTATACGAATCTGCTAAACAAAAATATAATTCATTGTTAAAAGATAGTGGCCCTATTGCTCCACATGAAACATATTACGGTGCTATGGACGAAAGTCTTAAAAAAGGTGAATATTTTATTTGGACTGTATACTTTGATGACGGTAGTAGTAAACGTATTAAAGTAACTTCCGATGAGTTTGACCCATATGAATATTATGCCAAACAAAAGAAAAATGTAATCAATGTTGATTATAATTGGGAAATACAGCAATAATGGAAAACCAATATCCAATTACTCCAGAACAACAAGGTGATGAGGATTATAAACTTAATCCTTACGCACCTGTTTAAGTAACCACCTTAGGACCGGTACTCGTTACCGTTTGGTGTAGGCGGACCCTGCCTTGGTAAAGCGATTCGCTACCGTGTAGCCAAAAGTGTCAAATACCATTTGACTTTATCCAAAACATCCTGTATACTTGTAACATTATTAACAGGAGAATCAAATGTCAGATCGCGTATTCACAGCAGAACAAACTAAAAAACTTGAACAGATTATTAACGAAGGTATGCAAGTTACAATGGAAATTGAAACTTTAACCGGCGGCTTAAATGATACTGTTAAAGCAGTAGCTGAAGAATTAGAAATCAAACCTGGCATTCTCAAAAAAGCAATTCGCATCGCGCACAAATCTGAATTTGGCCGCACACAAGATGACCACGCACTACTTGAGCAAATTTTAACGCAGGTTGGCAAAACGCTATAAATATTATAGTTAGCAATAAGAGTCGTTCACTTAAGAACATGAAACAAGGGCAGTGACCCATAAGTCACAGAAAGAGTAAATGAGCTACGTTGATTGCCTTTATGATAGAGAACACGACAGAATTCATGTAGTGGAGAGAGTTGAAGGAAAGCGGGTGTACCGAGAGTACCCAGCTGAGTATATTTTTTATTATAACGATCCTCGCGGCAAATTTACATCTATCTACGGCACACCAGTTGCCCGTTTCTCTGCTCGTAACAGTAAAGAATTTCGTAGGGAAGTTGCTATACAAAAAGGTAAACAACTATACGAGTCGGATATCAATCCTATCTTCCGTTGTTTGGAAGAACACTACAAAAATAAAGATGCTCCTGAATTACATACAGCGTTCTTCGACATCGAAGTAGACTTTCACAAGGAGCGAGGCTTTTCTCCTACAACAGATCCGTTTAATGCTATTACAGCTATTTCTGTTTACTTACAGTGGATGGATCAATTAGTTACCTTAGTAGTTCCGCCTAAGCATATGAGTTTAGCTACAGCACAGGAAGTAGCGGCAGACTTTGAAAACTGTATTGTATTTGAGCGCGAGGAAGATATGCTTAATACTTTCCTTGACTTAATTGAAGATGCCGATGTACTATCCGGTTGGAACTCAGAGGGTTATGATATACCCTATACAATCAATCGCATTACTCGTGTATTAAGTAAAAACGATACACGCAGATTTTGTTTGTGGGGGCAGGCTCCTAAAGAGCGTGAGTTCGAACGCTATGGAGCAACCAGCACTACATTTGATATTGTAGGCCGTGTCCATATGGACTATATGCAACTGTATCGCAAATACACATACGAAGAGCGCCATAGTTATTCCCTGGATGCTATTACTGAATATGAGTTAGGTGAAAGTAAAACACAATACGAAGGCACCTTGGATCAGTTATATAACAAAGACTTTAAAAAGTTTATTGAA